AGGAAAGAGGATAATCTTAAAGGAGCTGTTGTGATATACGAGGCGCCTTATAAGAATCTAAAGGAACAAGTTCCTGCAAACCTCTACTTAATCTGTCATGATCCATATGGCCAGAATCAATCTGCAGATTCATCTTCTTTAGGTGCTGTATATGTATTAAAGAGAGTTAATAATATCTCTACTCCAGATGATATGATTGTTGCAAGCTATGTGGGTAGACCTAATACTCAAGATGATTTTAATAGGAATCTATTTATGCTTGCAGATTATTATAATGCTAAGATAGGGTTTGAGAATGACCGTGGAGAGGTTATTGCATATGCTAAACGTTACAGAAAATTACACAAGCTCCAGGAAGAGTTTGAGATGCTTGATAAGAAGAACCTTAGAAGTAAGACAGTAAAAAGACAGTTTGGGATGCACATGACAGAGCCCCGGAAACGTCAAGGAGAGTTATATATTAGAGACTGGTTGAATGCTGTGAGGCATAAGAATGAAGACGGATCTCAAATACTGAATATGCATAAGATATATGATTTAGCTCTATTACAAGAGTTGATAAAGTTTAATCATATGGGGAATTTTGATAGGGTGATGGCCTTTATGATAGGAATGTACCATACAAGAGAACTATACAACTCGGAGGTTAGAGATGTATTAGAAGACAGAACTGCTGATAAATGGTTTGACTCAAACTACTATTAGTGGTATATTATAAAGATTGCTATAAAATCAAAGTATAGCCTTTTTTATTCATAAAAATTAATTATTTTTGTAGGATATGCACTTAGGATCAGAAAAAATACCACAACAAAAGTTACCACTATCAAAGAAGACAAAGATTTGGAGGGAAGCCTGCGTGTCCGCGTTTATTGATATGTCTAACAGTTCTTCTAGTACAAGGAAGGATGATTTAAAATCGTTATATGATTATTATAACGGTGTAATTGAGGCGTCTGACTATAAGTACGTGTTAAGTCCGTACGGTAAGACCCGTACGAATTTCCCATCCAAAATGCGGAATTACCCCATCATCAAACCTATAATTGATCTTCTCCTGGGGGAAAAATCTAAACGGCCCCTCAATTACACTGTAAGTGTTTTAAATGATGATGCTGTTTCTCAGAAAGAAAAGCAAAAGCATGAGCTTCTTATAAAGAACTTGGAAAAGCAATTTATAAACAAGCTACAAGAACAGGGGATGGAGACAGGTATGGGAGAGCAGCAAACTGAGCCTCCTGAAGATATTATAGCAATGTTTGAACGTAGTTATACAGATAACAGAGCTATTTTAGGTCAACAATCTTTAAACTATATTATACAATCTCAAGAAGTTAATTCTAAGTTTCAAAAAGCTTGGTTTCATTATCTAGTGTCTGGAGAAGTTTATACTCATAGAGGAGTCCGTAATAAGGAACCTTTCTACGATGTTATAAATCCTATAGACGTGGATTACGATATGGATCCAGATTTAGAATATGTAGAAGACGGTGATTGGGCTCTTGTACGTAAATATGTACACGCTTCTACAGTTATTGATCACTTTAATCACATATTATCTGAGACTCAGGTACTAGAATTAGAGGATCCAAGACAAACAGAGGCAGATAACTACTTACTTTATACTAGATCAAGTACAAGCACAGACCCTAACGTTCATAGAAATAGATTGATCGAAGTGGTTAATGTTTACTGGAAATCTAGAAAACGTGTAGGATTTGTTTCGTACACAGACACTGAGACTGGTGAAACAGAGGAGTTTGAGGTAGAAGAAGGGTACAAAATTCCTATGGAATTAAAGGAACTTGGTGGAACTCTTACATGGGTGTGGCACAATGAGGTATGGAAAGGGACTAGAATTGATGGTAGAATGTTTATAGATATTGCTCCTATAGCTAACCAACGAACGTCTTTGAACAATCCTTCTAAGTGTAAGCTCCCAATTAATGGAAGACGTTACTCTGATGTAAATTCTAAAAATATTTCAATAGTTAGTCTTGGTATTCCGTACCAACTTAACTATAATATATACAAATATAGGTTGGAACTCGCTATCGCTCGTTCAAAAGACATTGTAGCACAGTTTGATATTAACATGATCCCAAAGAAATGGGACATGGATAAATTTATGTACTTTGTAGAAGGTACTGGTATTGCATGGGTAGATTATAACAAAGAAGGTGTTCAACTTTCCCCACAGCATCAGTCTGTACTTGATATGTCAATTAAAACAATTGAGCAGTATATAATACTTCTTAACTCTATTGTAGAGGAATGGGAAAAGCTTTCTGGGGTTAACAGACAACGTCAAGGTCAGATTAGTCAGTATGAAGGTAAGGCTTCTAGTCAACAAGCTATTGTACAATCTTCTCATATTACGGAAGATTTATTTAGAAAGTTTGAAGGTTTAGAACAAAGAGATATGCAAGCAATGCTTGATTACTCTAAAGAAGCGTGGATTACTGGGAAGAATGCTATGTATGTGATGCCTGACGGTGCCGCTGAGTACTTAAGCGTAGATCCTTTATCTCATATAGAAGCTGATTACGGTATATTTGTTACCAACTCAGGTAAAGAGCATGAAAAGATTGAGAATATTAAAGGACTTGCACAATCATTAGTTCAAAATGGACTACCAGCTTCAGCAATGGCGGAGATGTTTGATGCGCAAAGTTTCCCTCAATTAAAATCTAAGCTTAAAGAAGCTGAGGCTCAGACTCAACAATTACAACAAGCTCAACAACAGGCAGAAGCACAGCAAGCTCAACAATTACAGCAGATGCAGCAACAGTCTCAAGAAGCAATGGTTGACAATGAGAATAACAACAAGGAGCTTGATAGACAGAATAGAATTGATATTGCAATGATTCAAAGCGAAGGGGCTAGTGCCGCACAAGATTTGAATCTTCAACAATCAGTTAAGGATTTTGAAATCAAAGGTACTCAAGTAGGTTTAAAGGCTGAGGATCTGGAGGAAAAGATAAGATCAAATAAAGTAGGTGAACAGCTTAAGCGAGAGGCACAATCTCAAGATGTTAGAGATAGCAATGCGGATAGAGCTTTAAAAGTTAAGCAATTGCAGCAGCAAAAAACTAAAAGCAAGGAGTAATGGAGAACGCCGAACAGATGAGCCTGATGAAGGAAGCTATTAGAACTAACTACAAAGGAAGTTTTGAAGAGCTTTGGTCAGAAGGGCAGCCACCTCAAGAAGGTGAACAGCAGCAACAAATGGAAAGTCCAGAACCTCAAATGCAACAGCCTTCTCCTATGCAAGGAGATCCTAACTCTATGAACGCAGGTGAAGAGATGCAGGGAGACCTAGTAAGGTCATATGAGAACGAAACTCCCAATGTGGGTAACTTACCTATGGGGGAAGACGTTAAGGGCATCCTAGAGGCTCCTAGAGAGTATAAATCTGGAGGGATAGAGAAGCTTGATATTTATAACCGTACCTACAGACATAAGTGACATATAATAAAGAGACTTTTAAAATTTAAAAGTGTGTAAAACCTTAATCAATTTTAATTAAGTTTGTAAAAACCAATACCAATGGACCAAGACACTAAAAACATTTCCCTAGACGATATATCATTTGATGATATGCTTGGGGAAGGAGTAGCAGAAACAACGGAAGAAACTGGCCTAGAGCTAGATGATTCTTCTGATGCAAAAGGACTTGACGCTGACGCGGAAGAACTTGCTGCAGAGGATCCCAAAGAGGATCCCAAAGATGATTTAGAAGAGGAAGAAGGAAAGGATATTCCAGCTGACACAGGCGATTCGCCAGATGCTGCAGATGAAGACACGATAGTTAGCGAGATTATTGCTAAGCTTGGGTTTGAAACTGAAGAGGAATATGAAGATACTTCTGAAGGGCTAATGAAGCTGACCCAAGATATGGGCGCTAAAGTAGCAGAAAATCAACTAGACGAACTTTTTGATAAGTTCCCATTAATTCAAAAGCATTTACAATATGTTTTGGATGGGGGAGATTCTCAAAACTTCATGCAAGCTTATAATCCTAAAATGGATTATGACAAAATGGAAATTAAGAATGATGACCTACAAACTCAGAGAAGTGTATTAGGTGAGTATTTTAAATTGAAAGGGCATGATAAAGAGTTTATTGATGAATTACTAGAAGATTACCAAGATAGTGGTAAACTACTTGGTAAGGCAACAGCTGCAAAGGATGCATTAGGTAAGATGCAGATCAAAGAACGTGAAGAGCTTACAGCAAAGCAAGCTTCTGACAGGAAAGGACAAGAATTGCAGACTAAAGAATTTTGGAACGGAGTTAGAAAAACCATTGATGAGTCAAACGAGTTTTCTGGTATCGTAGTTCCAACTAGAGAGAAGTCAAAATTTTATGACTATATCTCTGCTCCCATAAACAAAACGGGGCAAACACAGCGTGACGTAGACCATAAGGATGCAAGTATGGATGTCAAATTAGCAATGGATTACTTAATGTATAAGGGATTCAAGTTAGACGACATTATAAATACAAAGGCAAAAACCAAAAGCGCTAAGTCACTAAGAGATAAAATATCTAAAACGTCCGGTGGGGTTAAGAGTGCTCGTGGAGCAACTCGTAAAAAAACATCAGACTTTAACATAGATGATTTAGATCTTAACATTTAATTTTGGCAACTAGTGGAAACACAACTGCATATATAACTTTTTAAATAGATAAAAAATGGCAAATGGAACAAATATAAGCGTTCAAAAAACGTTTTATAACGATTCGCAAATGACTGACTCGAACAGTCTTGCAAATGCGTTGTTGTCTAAGCCTGCTGAGCTATCTCCAATCATTACTCATTTATCAGGTAAAGATGATAAACGTTTTCCACTATCTTTCTTAACTGAAGGTGTTGGTAACGCTAAGTCAATTGACCGATTAGAGTATGAGTATCGTGTGGCAACACAACGATTGAGAACTCGTCCAGTAGCATCAACTAGTACAGGTAGTAACATTGGAGTAGGAGGATCAACTTTTGAGGTCTCTTTCCCTGATAAGCACTTTGTATTTCCTTACGTATTAGTATCTCAATCGGGTGTACAAGCTCGTATCATGAAAGCACCTGAATCAAAGGGTACTGACTGGGTATATACTTTACAATTAGTTAACCCTGCAGCTACTGCAGCAATGCCTGTAGCAGATATTACTGCTGGAGCTTTGTTCGCGCAAATGTACGCTCCAGTAGGAGTTGATTTCTCTCGTGGGAATGCTTCTAATTGGGAAACTCCAGGTTTAGTTCGTAACAAATTAACTACAGTTCGTAAGTCTTACCACATGTCTGGTAATGCTAAAGACTTCGTAGCTGAATTTGCTTTACCTACTAAAGGTGGTTCTACAACTAAATTGTGGATGGATTACGAAGAGTACTTACACATGCTTGACTTCAAAGAAGAGTGTGAGATGTACTACTGGTATGGTCAAAAATCTTATGATTCAAATGGGCACACCCAAATGAAAGATGAGAATGGTCAACCTGTAATCGTAGGTCCTGGATTACTAGAACAAGTAATCAACAAGGATACTTACTCTACAATGACTGAGGCTAAACTTAAAAATATTATTGGTGACTTATTCTACGGAATGACTGACACTGCTAATAAGCAAGTTACCCTTTACACTGGTACCGGTGGTGCCCGTGAATTTGATGAAGCTCTTAAAAATCACTTTGGTGGTGCTACTAATACTTGGAAAGTTTCAAGTGGAGATAGCCGCTTTATCACAGGATCTGGTCGTAACTTAGGTTTGACTGGATACTTTAATTCGTATGAGCATATGGATGGTCACGTAATCAACGTAGTTAAATTACCTATGTTCGATCACGGTGCTGTTGCACAAGCTCGTGCTAAACACCCAGTAACA